GAGCAGGAAATGGGTTAGCTGCTATAAATTCAGTATTTTTAACTGTTGCAATATCAAATTCAGCAGATGACACAACAAATAGAACAGCAATGTATAATCTTATTCGCTCACTTAATAACAACGCATTCTAATGGAAGATTCAATACTTTACCCAAGATTCTATAAATGCAAAACACTTGCAAAGTTCAAAGAGTTAGACACAAAATGCTGTGTTCTTTTAGGCTTACCTAATGATGAAGCAACTAATGATTACGCTAATCCAATAGTAGATATAAACGGATTCAATTGGCTTGTTGTAAATACGGATGTAAGTAGCATATTTACTGAATCTGAAATTTTGGCAATGGTGCAATATGATGATTTAATTTTACCGACAAATAATTTATAATGGCTTTACCAATTTCATTTTCGGATTTTTTAAAAGACCCGTTCAAAGCAACAATGTTTCTAATCATTATTTCAGTTGGTTATTTATACGTAGATAACAAATTGATGTATCAAGACCAAATCACAAAGAGTGATGCAAAGATAGAATTGATGGATTACAAAATAGACCAGTTAAGCATAGCTTTAAAGAGGTCTGATTCAGCATTGGCAGTTGCTGTAACAAAGTTGGACATTTTAACGCAAATGAAATGAAAACAGTCTTATTTGTAGTCACAACATTAGCCATTGCGGTTTCAACTTTAAAAACTGATAACAAACAAAACGCAAATACTGATTCCATTGATTCACTTTTAGCCAAAAGTAAAAGTAATTTTATAAAGGCAAATTCAAGTATTAAGGTAGCTGAAAAAGTGCAAAAGGAAACTTTTGAAACCATTAAGACTAAGATTGCAGCACTTGAATTAGAAAACAAAACACTAATCTTAAAAATTGAACATTATGAGGATAGCATTATTCCTGTTGCTGATACTGTCGAGCAATTCAATCTTTTCCCAAGTAATTAGAAAAGTTGATGGCGAGAAAGTAGTAGTGTTTACACTTGTTCAAGCAAAGGCAGTAAACGATACTTTTATATATCAAAAGAAAGAAATTGAAAGGCTAAAAAACATAAAGCCAATTGTACGTATAGATACAGTACAAACAGTACAAATAGTTGAAGTACAAAAAGACCAATTATTTACAATTGAGGGAATTGTATTTATAGCAGTTCAAGCACTAATTATGTTACCATTAATATTTACAAAATGAAATTTTTAGAAATTATAAAAGACGAAAAAGGGCAATTCTCAAGCAAAAGAGTAGCAGGTATTCTATGCACAATTATGTTGTGTGTAACAATGTATCACAATTCTTTTAGCCCATTAGAATTAGCACCAAGTACAGCATTAGTTGATGCAGTAGCTTTATTAGCATTTGGTGCATTAGGATTAAGTTCAGTAGAAAAATTTAAAAAGTAAACTAATAACTTAACAAAGTTAACTTAAAAGTAAACTTATGAAAATAACGAAAGCAAGTAATAATTTAATTGAACTTATAAAAAAGTTTGAAGGATTTAGTTCAAAGCCATATTTGTGTCCAGCGAAAGTAGCAACTATTGGATATGGAAATACATTTTATGCAAATGGCGAAAAAGTTAAATTAACTGATATTGCAATAAGCGAATTACAGGCAGTTGACTTACTAAAACAAACTTTGTCACAGTACGAAAAAGCAGTTGATTCTTATTGTCGTGATGACATAAATCAAAACCAATTTGATGCATTGGTTGACTTTGCTTACAACTGTGGTAATGGTAATTTAAAAAGCAGTACCTTGCTAAAAAAAGTAAATGCAAATCCAAATGATATAACAATAGGAAGTGAGTTTGCAAAATGGAATAAAGGTGGTGGAAAAATACTCAATGGATTGGTTAAAAGAAGGGCAGCAGAAAGCGAATTATACTTTAGATAGTGTAGATATAGAAAGAGCAAAAATAGTGGCTATAATTGAAGCTAAATACAAGCAGAAAGCAATAGATAAACGCACAGCAATAAGTAATAACAAAACAAACAATGTTATAACAAAAAGAAAATGAATATTGAATTAGCAAAGCAAATACTTATTTCAGAAATCAATCAATATAAACAATATTGGACTTTAAAAGCACAAGTTTTATATAAGTTAAAAAATAAACGAAAATGAAAAATATATACGCAATCCTAATAGCTGTTTTATACTGCTTAATTTGTAGTTGCTACACCAAGCAACAAGCAATAGAAAAGTTTTGTTCAAAAGATACAGCGCAAGTAATACTAACGATTCACGATACTATAATAACCGAAACGATACGAACCGATACTGTATTCAATGATACAGTTGATTCGGTTTACATCACAAAAGATAAATTAGAAATTGTTTACGTAAAGAAGTTTGGCAAGGTATACATTGAAGGCAAATGCAAAGGCGATACAATATACTACGAGAAAAAAGTATTGATTGAAGTACCTATTGACTGCCCTAAACAATCTTGGTTTGACCAAATGATACTTGAAGCTAAATGGTGGATACTTATAATTATAGCAATACTTATTTTGGTAATATTTAAACGAAATGGATAAAATAATATTAACTGTTGAAAACAGCTATTGTAAGCACACAATTGAATTAAGTGAGGATTCGGACATTGTGCAAATGTTCACAGCATTTAGAGCAATATTAGTAGGTTTAACTTATCCTGAAGTGGTGATTGATAACCATATTGCACAATTAGCAGATGAGATTATACCCAATGAGGTATGATATAGCACACAAATAGTTCATAAATGTATTAAATAACAATCACTATGAAAGACTACAAGATTGCATACGAATTTAATGGTCGTAAAATGTACACCATTGTACGTGCAAGAAATGTTGAAGATGCTAAAAAGCAAATCAATGATAGACTACATTTTATTGAGGTGAAAGACATTACACCACCTGATGAAACATTAGATTTAATCAAGAATTTATTTGGAATGAAATAATGGCTAAAATTAGACCAAGACTAACACCAGAAGAGTACGATTCTATCAAGAAAATTAGAATTGAAAATAATCAAAAAAGAGTGTTGGTAATTGGTGACCTGCACGAGCCTTTTTGTCTTGATGGTTATTTTGAATTTTGTAAAGATATTTACACTAAATATAAGTGTACGGATGTACTTTATATTGGCGATATAGTAGACAATCATTTTGCATCGTATCACGAAACAATACCTGATTCAATTGGTGGCGGTGATGAATTAGAGTTTGCTATTAGTAAACTTAAAAAGTGGCACGATTACTTTCCTAACGCAACTGTTATTATAGGTAACCACGATAGACTTATAATGCGAAAGGCACAAACTGGTGGCATTAGTTCAAAGTGGATTAAAGATTACAAAGATGTACTTGAAGTTCCAACTTGGAAATTTGTAGATAGGCACGTAATTGATAATGTTCAGTATTTACACGGTGAAGGTGGCACAGCAAAGGTTAAATGCAAAGGTGATATGATGAGTACAGTTCAAGGACATTTGCATACACAAGCATACACTGAATGGTTTGTAGGTGCTAACTTTAAAATCTTTGGAATGCAAATCGGTGCGGGGATAGACCATAAAAACCAAGCATTCTCATACGCCAAGTACGGTAAAAAGCCTGCAATTGGCTGTGGTGTGGTTATAAATGGAACTACTGCAATCAATGAACTAATGGAACTATGATAAGTAGCTTCCAAATATTAGGTCAAACAATTGAAGTAATCATAGACAATGAATACTGCCATAAAAACAAGTGCTATGGGCAGTTTATACCTTTTGAAAACAAAATAATAATAGCTAATAAATTTAAATCAAAAAAAGTTTGGATAGATTACAAGCAAGAAATAATTGATGCTACATTTTTTCACGAACTGATCCATTGCCTGTTATTTTATGCTGATTCTGAAAGTTGGCTTGATGAAAAATTAGTTGATAAACTTGGAAACTTTTTGCACCAGTATGAAATAAGTAAGTCACAAAAATAGGATAGATGTGTGACGAGTAAATGTGAAAAAATCACAATTTAAGTACGTTATTTGCTCAATATCACACAAAAGTAATACTTAAAAGTAAGAATATAAGGTTTCAGCTGACATCTGAAATATAAAACATAACTCGCCAAATCTATATAAAATTAGCTACATTTGGCGAGTTATAGTTATAGTTTTACTTGGACAATTACTTGGACAAAGTGTCTATGTGTTTAATAAAAAAGGTATAGGCGCAATAACTTCCAATTTTGATAGAACGCAATTAGCCCAAATATTAATTTATTTGGGTTTTTTTATGCCCTTTCAAAAAAATAAATACGTTAATTATCAAACACTTATAAAATTAATAAAAAAATTATTATGTTTTGTAATAAATATATTTATCTTTGTTGGGCAATAAAGCAAT